TAGAAGAGGTGGAGGTGATGAAAACATCTCACATTAAAGGTAAGGTAGTCAATTCGGCAGGTGGCTTTGTTATCTCACGAATAGAGAAGATTGTTGGTGCTTGGCGGTGTTATTTTGTTCAACAGGATAGTGAAGGACGTAGGGTTTATAACTCGATGCGTGCGGACGACTTTGCTCTTTGCGAGACGTTTAACCTTGTTGATAATAACGGACAAACTGCTAATCACTACTGGCATCGTAGGGTCACTGATGTCGGTACTGACTATGTCGACATTGCTGACAATACGAATGCGGATTACTACGCAAGTGGTAGCGATGTTCCACAGGTGGGTGACGAGGTAGTGCAGCTTGGCAACCTCACAGTCAAAGAACGTCAGAGTGCTATCATACAATCAGCAGCTGGAGAGGGCTCACCGTACTTTAAGATTATAAAGGGCATCAATTCGTTTACCCTTCCTGATCCTATCTTCCTTTTTGATAAGCAGAAATTCGAGATAAGGGTTGAGAACCCTGCTAATCGTGGTAAGTATATCCTCCTGCAAGACTTCTTGGAGACGATGCAAGGACGTATCAATGCTGTTCAGCAGCAATCAGATAAGCAACTGGTTATTTGGTTTGGTGACGTGGTACCAACGCTCACCAGTGAACCCGCTAACGAGTGGACGGACGATGAAACGAAAGAAATGCACGAGCATGATGTATATTACAATCGCTCGTATGCTGAAACTGGTGGCGGTCGTGCTTATTCTTTCGAGAAGAATCCAGACGGCTCTTTCTCTTGGCACGAGATTACAGATGCTGATGTCCTCAAATCATTAGAAGCTGCAAAGCGAGCACAAGATACGGCAGACGGTAAGCATAGAGTTTTCGTGCAAGCCGTACCAGTTCCTCCATACGATAAGGGCGACCAGTGGAGTAATGCTACCTTCGAAGATAAGTATAACAATGATTTGCTTGTTTGTGTTCGCCCGAAAGCGACTGGCGAGTCTTTCGATATTGAGGATTGGACTTCTGCACAATACTACACCACGAAGCAGTTTCAGGCAGAGTTTAACGTGGGGGGAAAGAGTATCTCTGCCGTTGTTCGTGACCTTTCTACAGGTCTTAAGCGTGTCGGATTCAATCTTGACGGTGAGAATAGCACCTTTGACATTGTTGCAGACACATTCAAGGTCACGACTACAACGGGCAAAGTCCCGTTCTTTACCAGTGACGGAAAGCTAAACGCTTACTTTATTGATGCAAAGTCAATAGTAGCTGAAGGCATCAAGGCTCAGACTATCGATGCAAAAGGAGCTACATTTCAGAATATCACCGTTACTGGTGAAAGTAAATTCGGGGGTGAGCTTGATGGAGCAAGCGGAACATTTAAGGTTCTTAGATGTCTTAACAGCAACAGAGAACCTACTGGTGGTATTTATTTTGAGGAAAGAGGAAGCCAAGCTATTATGGCAATGGAGGGCGATTTGGGTATGCGTAAGAACGTTGAGGGAAAATTTCGTAAACGCCTGCCACGCTTCTATGCTAAAGATGTTTGGTGTCAAGGACAGTTCGGGCATTATGCTAAGATTTGTGCTGTCGTTAAAGATGATATGATGTACGTTCATCATGGTGGGCATATTGAGACAAATGGAGTAAAAGTACAGTTGCCTACCGTAACTGTAAAAAGTGGTGGAAGTGATATCGTCTGCTATAAAATTCCATTATATGCACCGGGCTATCATGGAGCAGATGGAGATAACGGAGTTGTGAGGGATGTTGATAATCCTGCCTTACATCCGGGTCTTACTGATTTTGAAAGAGAGATTCCTTATGGTGCTCCTATTGACATGGTAATCTTTAACTGCGAACAACCTCACAGTTATGTCTTCTTTGAAATGGGATATGGCAAAGAATGGGTAGTGTTTAATGGCAAAGACAATGTTGAAGTTTATATCTGTGATCATCGAGAGATTAGAAAACTTGATGGTGGTTGGGTGAGTCACTATTTATATGTTAATCCGTTATGGCTTACTCCATCTAAGAGCAAAGAAACTCCGGGAGCAGGTATTATTTACACAGGTACAGTTGATTTTGACTGGTAATTATTTATAAACAAAAGAGAAATGAAGAATTTTTTAGATTGTGTTTACAGGATTTTTAGGAAGATCGCTACTATTGGTAGCGACAAGTACTTACACCTCATTGCAGGCCTTATCGTAGCCTTCGTGCTTGGTAGGCTGTTGGCAAACGTTGAAGCGTGGGCATTCCCTGCAATTACGGGTGTCTTGCTGCTGATGGTAGCGAAAGAGTGTGTTGATTATTACCTCCGAGATGAGCAGTTCGACTTGAAGGATGTAGCTGCTGGTCTGGTGGGTGCAGTTGTCGGAGTATTAATGTGTCTGCTATGAACTATTTAGAACAATTCAAGTATGTGATGTGTAGCGTTATCAGCGGAATGCTGAGCTTGTTCTTTCCTATCCGTGATTTCATGTACGCAATGTTGATTGTGTTCGGTGTCAACTATATCTTTGGATTAGTTGCAGGACTGAAACATGGTGAGGATTGGAACTTAAAAAAGTCAATGGTGTTCTTCTATCATTGTTGTTTATTCTTCGTAATGTCAGCTTCTATCTTCGTTACCGGCTATTTCCTCCACGCTGGAGAAGAGACACTTGGAGTTGTGAAAGCATTGTGCGGCGTGGCTATATGGTTTTACTCTACGAATATCGTCCGAAATTGGAGGATGATGCTCATTGAGGATACTACGATGTGGAAAGTAGCCGGCTTTGTTTATTACGTTCTGACACTGAAAGCAATCGACAAAGTGCCGTTCCTTAGCGAGTACCTTAAGAGTTCGCACGTGAATGTAGATGATGATAAACCCAAGTTTGATTAAAAGTTATGGCAAATTTTTCAATAGCGGAGCTGGTACAATCCAGCACCGCTGAACAACTCAAGATAAATAACAACCCTCCTTCTATTGTGAGGGTTCACCTAACAGAAACGATTACCCTATTAGAGTGTATTCGTGCGGAGTGGGCGGAGTATTGCGAGCGTCACGACCTTGGTACTCCTGCTATCCGCATCACAAGCGGGTATCGCTCACCAGAACTGAACAAGGCTGTCGGAGGTGTGAAAAACTCTGCTCATGTCACGGGATATGCAGCAGACTTGCAACCCGTCAATGGTAAGCAGGATGAGTTTGAACGTTTCTTTGCGACAGAGTTCTCGCGGATGGGGTATGCTTACGACCAAATCATCGTCGAGAGGTCTAAGTCCTCTCGCTGGGTGCATGTAGGGTTCAAGCGTGCTGATGGAAAGCAGCGCAGACAATGTTTCACATTAAATGTATAGTTATGGACGACAAAGAAATTAAATACTACGTGTATTCAATATTAACCCTCATAGGGTTACTTGTACTTACGGCTCTCTGCCTTACAAGTTGTTCTCATAGAGTGTATGTTCCTGTGCAGTCTATTCGCACAGATACTATCTACATGTCAAGGAAAGACAGCATACATATCAAGGATAGCTTAATCACTCGACAGGTGATTAACATCCGTGATAGTGTCGCTATCCATGACAGTGTGGTGATTGTCAAGGATGAGCAAGGCAACATCAAGGATAAATTGATTGTCCGCTATCGTGACCGCTGGCATGCGACACAGGACAATCTGATGCTTCAAAGAATGATTGACAGGTACAAGGCGAGCAATGATAGCTTGCGAGCAACTAAGAAGGAACACATTGAGGTTCCTAAGGTCATTGAGCAAGAGTTAAGCAGATGGCAGAAGATAAAGATGGATGTAGGCGGTTGGGCAATAGGTGCGCTCTCTGCTACTCTGTTAGCTGCTATTGCTTATGTCATTATATGGCTTCTGAAAAAGTATAGACGGATTTAATGAAGCATATCAAACTATATATAGCAGAGAGCCGTACGAAGGATAACCACTTCGTACAGGCCTCTGTTCGTGGAATTGAAGACAATACGGGTGAGAGCTTCTCATCCTCTCACCCTAAACTCCTTCAAGACATCATCTGTCATGCTCTATCTCTTGCGCACGGTGTCGAGATAGAGGGTAACAACGGTTTTACTTATACATTCCCATTCAAGCTATCATAATTATGGCGATAGAAAAACTCTACTTAGAACATAAACAGACAGGCGGACGACTGACCGCTGACGAATTTAACAAGTTGCCCGAAAAGGTCAACGAGTTAATCGACGCACAGAACTCTGAGGAGGAACGTGTGAAGAAGACGATTGCAAAGAACCGCCCTACCCTTGGACAGATTTTAAACGTAAATACTGAGGTTGACGAACTCACATCTGAGACGTGTGTACTCGTATGGAACGGCGACCAATGGGTGCCTATGAAGCTGTCTGAACTCGGCATCGGGCAAGGAGGAGGCGGTCAGCAGACTATTCTCTATTATCTCCGTGCCGTCAATCAGTCGCCTTCTACTACGCTATCGGCATCTAAGTCAGCAGGCGAGTGTTCTATTCGATTTATGTTCGTGTCTCGCACTAAGGATGTCGGACAAACCGAATATGTAGATACAGGCGAATGGGGAACTTACGAAATCTTCGCTAAGGCTGGTGATGGTACGTTCGTGTCTAAGGCTCGTGGTAGATGTCAGTCTAATACCATTACAACTGTTGATGTATTCAAGTTCTTAGAGAGCGGTCAAAATAACATCATGGTAAAGATTACAGGTGAGGTTACTGGACAAACTTCTCCTGCCTTAGTATATTCTATCACGCTGTCGGCTCTCTTCCTCTCTATTTCTGAGTTCAATTGGTGGAAGGCTTATCAAG